TCTCTACTGGAGGAAAGGCTACCTTAATCTCTACCGTGAACGGAATGTCTAATCTGTATTACGAAATTTACAGAGACGCGGAATTACAAAAAAACAGTTTCAACGTAGTGGATATTTGGTGGAGAGAGCATCCAGATTACACCGAAGAATGGGCTAAAGAAATGAAACCTAACATCGGTGAACGTATGTGGCTCCAAGAGTACGAATGCGAGTTCCTAGGGACGGGTGATACGTTCATTGATAGACACACACTCGCACGTCTTAAGGAAAATGAAGTTGCTGAATACTCATTGAAACATTCTAACAGGATGCGAGTGTTTAAAGAGCCAGATCCATACAGTGAATATATTATTGGGGTTGACGCGTCATTCGGTCGAGAGTTTGATTATTCCGCTTTTCACATTATAGATGTGTATAACGGGGAGCAAGTTGCCGAATTTTATTCAAACAAGACCTCAATTCATGATTTTGCTAAAATAATTTACGCCGAAGGGGTTAAATACAATACAGCACATGTTGTTGTGGAACGGAACGGGTTAGGGATTGCCTTAATTGAAGAACTGTTCGAAAATTTAGAATACGAAAATATGTGGGTAGACGATAACGCTGACTTTGGTATACAGATTACTACTAAAACAAGGGAGACTGTTTTGACTTCCTTGGAGGATGCACTTCGAGCCTCTAAACTTAGAATTAAATCTGAAAGGACTGTAAGTGAACTATTAACTTTTATTATCACGGATACAGGAAAAGTGGAAGCTGACACTGGGTATAATGATGACCTAGTTATGAGCCTAGCTTTAACTGCATACGTCTTTGATGATATTCGTAATAGTGCTCCTATGGCACCTCTAAGAAACATAACCGATCAGGATAAAAAAGATCCTATGATCATGCCCTTCAAAACTTCAGGGGATGACGCAAACGAAGATATATCATGGCTGATAAACTAAACGAACACGACGATAACCTCTTAGATGAGAGTTACACAGAATTCCCAGGCTATAAAATTGCATCTGGAGGACGAGACCTTGGTAGGCTATCAGGGTTCTTTGCAAAGTTTTTTGCTAGGCGTGGGCGTAAACCGAAACACGGAAGGCTCGCTGGTGATGTACTAAAAACAACTGATACCTTTGAAAATGTAGCGGGTATCGGAGTAAGTAAAGGGCTTCCTAAGCTTCCTCAAGTTGAGTACGAGCGTAAGCGTAGATACAAGGAGTACGAGGAGATGGATGAGTATCCAGAAATCGGAGCTGCTTTGGATATCTACGGGGATGACTCAACCCAGAAAAACATCACAGGTAAGATTTTTGAAATCAATACCGAAAACGAAATGGTTAAGGAATCCGTTGAGGATTTTCTTCACAATGTTAGACTTCGTGAGTTTATTTGGGATATCGTCAGAAATGTATCGAAATACGGGGATTGTTTTATTGAGAATATTGTAGACTTGAATGAACCGGAGGCGGGTATTCAACGAGTAAAAGTTCTGAACCCTAATTATATCTCCCGTGTAGAAAATGAATACGGATACCTGAAGCATTTTCTTCAAGAAATGCCAGACCCTAAAACCGCTTTTGCTCCTGACGCTCAGTATGGTGGCGGTGTAGGTTCTGGAAAGTTTATTACTTTGGATAAAGAGCAAATTGTACACTTCCGTATTCACACCTCTGATCCAAATTTCTACCCTTATGGCAAATCTATTTTAGCGCCGGGTGTTAGGGCTTGGAAATCACTTCGTTTAATGGAAGACGCTATGTTAATCTATCGATTAGCAAGGGCTCCCGAACGAAGAGTGTTTTATATTGATGTTGGTAATTTACCTACTTCAAAAGTAGAAATGTACATGGAAAGGATTAAGCAGAAGTTCAAGAAAGAGAAGTTTTGGGATCCTCAAAGCGGAGGTATTAGTGAGCGTTACAACCCTCTTTCTACAGATGAAGATTTCTTTGTACCTACAAGAGCTAAAAGTAACACTAAAATCGAAACACTTCCAGGGGCTCAAAACTTGGGAGAAACAGATGATGTAAAATACTTTAGAGATAAACTTTTAGCAGCGCTTAAAGTACCTAAGGATTACATTGTAGAAAAGGATAAATCTCCTGAAAGAAAAGCTAATCTCTCTCAGTTAGACGTTAAGTTCGCAAGAGCTGTAACTCGAATGCAGAGAGAAATTGAAATTGCACTAGGAACCTTAGTGCGTCGACATTTAAGGCTTCGCAAGTTTCCCCCCACCCTTGTCGAAGGTGTGGAACTTAACCTATGTCCTCCATCTGATATGTTTGAAAAGCGTCGTCTTGAATTAGACGAGCAAAAAACAAGAGTTGTACAAGCTGTAAAAGGTTTGGAACTATTCCCAAACGAATGGTTGTATAAGCAATACTATCAAATGGCAGAAGAGGAGATAGAAAAAATACAAGACAAAATGAAAACCCAACAAGAAGAAGCAGCAGCAATGCAGCCAGATCCCATGATGGGTGGTATGGGAGCTCCTATGGGGGGTCCTATGGGAGAAGAAGGCGAAGAAGGTGGCGAAGAAGCCCCGGAAGGCGCTGAAGGTGCGGAACCACCTACTCAACAACCTCCTAAAGCAGGACAATAACAAAGATTCCAACTTTTATGTAATACAGAAAGGTATATAAATTAGGACTAGATACATGATTTTCGAAAACCGCAACAAGCACTTAACCAATCTCCACAAAGCAGCCGACTACTTAGGTCGAGCTTTAGGGGAAAACCTAAAGATTTTATCTGTAGACTCTAGAGATGAATCCGTTTCCTTCATATCTGAAAGTGAAAACGTAATCTGCTGCAAATATGACAAGGACAACGATTCACTTCGACTGACTGATTTCGTCGTGGAGTCTTCGCAGGAAGCACTTTCACCTCAAAAACTCGAAGAAGAAATTGAAGATAGCATTAGTTCCTTCTTGGATGCTTTGCAGGAAAGTCAATTTAATGATGCAGATACTTCTTTTGATGACGTTTTAGATTTGTTTGAGAAGAGAAACTCTTTAGGCTCTTACCAAGCTAAAATGCAAAAGCAAGCAGATTTCTTTGGTAAAGCTACTAGGATTATCGAAAGCAAAGAATTTAAAGATCTTGAAGAGATTCGTCCAAACATCATTGAGTACATTAAAGAAAACATCGAGAGTATTAAAGAAAACAAAGATATTCGAAGTGCACTAAAAATCAACTCAGCAATGTCAACAGCCTTTAAGGTGACTAGACTGTCTTTAGCGGACTTGACCGAATCAAAAGAGTTCAAAGTAAATCTTGAGGAGCAAGGATCTTTGTATGAAATGGTATGCCGACAAGAATTAGTACGTCAAGAACTATTAGAAGCCAAAAGCTCTATGTCTACTATTTGGATTGATAACCAAAACGTACAAAAGCTCTCTTCTATGATTTTTGCAAGAGATTTGCCTATTAAAGAGGCGTTGGCAGAGGTTGTTGAAGATGTTCCATACTTCGCATTTGCAACTAAATCAGATTTGACAGAAATGCTAACTTCTCTATATGAAGTTAACGTTACTGATGTCGTTACTAAGAAAGATACCAAGGAGTTCATTAATAAGATTTATGAATGGAAGAAGCCGATTAAAAAGGAGCTTATTTCTATCCTTGATGAGAAGTACGGTATTAACGTAGCAAATCTAAAATTCGTCCCTACGTTTAACAACTTAGCAAAATCTAATTCAGTAATGTGTGAAGTTCTTTCTATTCTCGGAGAGGATAAAAATGTAGTGTCAGATGTTATGAAGACATTCGCATCTTTCATTGCTAAAAAAGGAGGCGTTGAGGTTCTTGATGTTAGTGATTTCTTGTCTGAATGTTTTAAAGCAGGCGGTTTAGAAGTCATCGGAGAAAACATGCTAATGAGTTACATTGACATGCCAAGGCTTGCAAAAGACTTAATGGCTCTAAAAATCCTCATAGGGGGAGATAGCGTTATGGGTGGAGAGCCTGGGGCAGAAGGTATGGAAGGCGAAGAAGCGGTTCCACCTAATCAAGGAGATGAGTTTGGTCAAGAGGAAGAAGCCTTCAATGGAGAAGAAGGAGAATTCGGCGGAGAACAGAACGGTGAATTCGGAGAAGAGGACCAAGTTCCAGGTGAAAACCCGGCTCCGGGAGAAGACTCAGAGTTTGCTCCTGAATCAGAGCCTCAGGCTGGCATAGACCCATCACAGCAAGACGTAGGCGCAGAAGATGGCATACCAGTGGATGGACAACAAGTCCCTCCAGGAGCCGCGCCTGGCGCTCCTGAAGAAGGTGGAATCGGAGACGATTCAGTAGAGGATGGGGAAGGAGTTCCTCCTCAGCAAGGTCAACAAGCACCCCCAAGACCCGGCGGAGACGGCGGTGGAATGGGAAGCCTAGTTTCTGACTTAGAAGCTTTGGTAGCAGGATTAGGAATTGGTGGAAAGCCAAAACCTAAGCGTCCACCTATTGATCCGGGAAACGGTCAGTACGGAGCCTAGTCTAACAGGTAACCCTGTTTAACCCACCTAAGAAGATACTTTTGATGAGTATCTTTCATGGTGAGTAAATCTATAACAATAGATTCTAAGGTATGCACGCTGGCTTCCGAGATTAAAGGCTCGTTATTTAGTTCTTCGTCGCTCGCAAGGGCAGCGAGGTCCTCAAGCTTTTGAATTATTAGTCTAATACTATCTCTATCTGAGTCTGAAATTAGATTAATTTTAGTTTCTTTTGTTTGTCTTTTTTCCATGAGTTTCTATATTAAAATTAAGGGATCTATAAGCTAACACTCTAGAGTGTGCATGCTTTGATAGATAGGGTGCTGTATCTACGAAATCGTAAATATAAACTTGTTGTTTTGACTCGTGCTTGCGCAAAGCTCTCCCTAAAGCTTGAATCGTAGCTATCTCTGATTTTAAACCTCTAGCATTTATTAGGTGGGTCAATTCTGGAATATCAACACCTGTTTGGAAGATTACAGTTCCAATCATAACGGAAGCGCTCGAATCGCTAATAAAGCTGTTTAAAGTATTTTGCCTATCCTCAAGACTATCTTTACCTTCTAACTTATATGCCCCAGGGATCTTATCCCTTAAAATTTCTGCATGCTTGAGGTTCTTAGTAAGAATTAAGGTTTTGCTCGGTTTCTTTTGGATATTTTCCGTAAGGGAGGCAATTATATCATTCCTGTGCTCATTAGTAACGATAAACTTATCGTACACTTCAAAGTAAGAAAGTCCTAGGGTTTCACTTTCAGGAGCCTCAGGAAGTTCT